GTTTCGTTTTCTGGTGTAGCACCATCTAGATAAGCAACATCAAATTCTTTAAATACGTCTTTATATTCAATTGGAATAATGGCTTTTTGTGTCATATTCGCCTTTTCTCCAAATTCTCTTAAATCGGAATCAGATGTTAAAGGCTGATAATTGAATTCATATGGTATTGGTTCACTATACACATCAATTAAGTTTCCTTCATCGTCCGTTATGGTTTCAATTTTACTTGCTATCCATAATTTTTTATTCCAATCTTTAGGATTTGCTTTTATATTTAATATCATTTGATTGCTCCTGCTTTTGGCACTAATTCATGGATTAGACTAGGCGAAACCAAACTTGTTAAAAATGATACCGATAGACCATTTTCAGCATATGATTGTACACCTATTCTTTCCATAGCCTTATATAATTCGATTGCACATCTTGTTTGCCAATTTGCCAATCTTTTATTTGTTTTATCTAATTCAGTTACCGTTAAATCATAAGGATAAAGTGTATTCAGAGCCACAACTTCTGCGTCATCTAGCTTCGAATTAAACACATCATCCTTTGTGTTATTGGTTGAATCACCAAGAATTTCTAGTCGCATTTTACTTATTTGTTGTTCTTGACTCATAAATACACTTCCTTACTTAAAAATTTATATTTTAGCCTTCTGTTTCTTCGTCTTCAGTAGTTTCTGTTACTGTAACAACTTTTTGCCCTACTGGTGCAGTAAATGTTGTCGATAAGTCAGTAATTTTACCGTGGAACCATTCTGGACCGTGGTCTAATCCAATTTGACCAAAGATTTGATAACTTGTACCAGCACCTACCTTTGCTAATTCTTCTAAGAAGAAATTACCTTTACCTGGTGTTGGTTGCTCTACTGGTCCTATTACTGATGGATTAACTACTAACGCAGTTCCTTCAGGAATGAATTCTCCTAAAGCCACTTTAATAACTGCTCCTATTGGTAATAATAAATCTCTTACTTGAATTCCGTAAGCACTTGCATATGGAGTTCCTACGTTCATACCCATTTCAATTGCATTACCATGTAATTGTAATAAGTTAGCAGAATTTACTAATAATACTAAGTTAGATATATCTCCACCTGCATTTTTAATTTTTGTAACTAAACTATTTACAATCCATAAGTCTAATGCTTTACCGTCAGCGTCTTCTGTATTTGTAGTAATTGCTGATACCATACCTCTTGTTTTATTTATAGTTGCGTCTGATACTGCTTTGTTGTATACGCCTTGAATGAATGTCTTTTCAATGCTTCTCTTGATTTTTTCCATTTTTCTTGCAACTTGGAAATCTAATTCATTTTGTGGATTAGCAACTTGCCCTGCAATATTTACACCACTTAAAGTAGCCATATTAGATTGTTTTGCATAACTGATTGCAACTGATTCCATGAATATTTGAGTAACATTTGTTAATTGTTGTCTTGTTACGAATGTTGCTGTTGGTGCAGTCAATGAAGCAGTTTCACTTATTGCTGGAATTGCTCCTTCTTCACTTGTATAGAATTGTCCAGTTACGAATTCTACTGAATTTGTATATTTTACATTTCCACTTATCATATTTAAAAATGGAGTATTTGTATTCGCTTTGTTATATAATAATCCCGAATAGTTAGGACATGCGAATGATTGAACTGTTCCGTTCATAATTTTCACCTCGTTTAATCTTTCTAATCCCTTTTTCTTAAACGAGTGCTACATTTTCATTAAATACTTGGTTTGTTTTGTTCTTGAAATATTTGAGTCATTATAGAAGTTTGTTTAACTATATCTTTGTCTTTAATTGCTTGATTTAATTCATTTTGCAATTGTTCAATTTTACTTACTGATGATGAACTGTCTGTTCCACCAATAGGTTTTGGTGTATTATTTAACAATTGTGTTGTAGTTTCTTTTGCAGTTTGGTCTTTAGTTTTATTTAATAATGATATAAAACTATTTGCTAATTTAACTGATTTGTCTAAATCTTCACTTACAATACTTTGTAAAGTTTCTTTTAATTCAACATCATCGTCTTTTACTTCAATACCATTTTTTAAAAGTAATCTTTCTACTGCTAAAGAACTCTTTTCAATTGCATTACTTTTTTTATCTTGTTCAAACTGTTTTCTTTCTGCCTCTGCTTTTTCATCAGCAGTCATTTTAGATTGTTTAAATTCATCATATTCAGTTTGTATTGCAGATACTTTGTTTTCTGCATTTTTTAGTTTAGCATTCAAATCATTATATTTATCCTTTGGAATAACTAATGTTGCTAAACCTTTTTTAATTGCTTCTACCCTTTCCTCGTTTGTTGTATAAGTTTCATCACTTAATACATTTTCAATAACTTCATTCATTTTGTACCTTTCCCACTCTTACGTTTTTATAGTTGTCACGTCTCAACAATCGAGTGTCATAGATTTATGCTCTCTATGATAAGCAGTTTTATGCTATTATAAGCACCACTGAATAGATATACCTAACTTCTAACTTAATAGGCTTGTTATGGTGTTTCTAATGTTCCTTATCAATACCATAACGAAGTTCATAAAATATGCAATTATATCTACTCGGTGCTACTTACAAAGTAGCGATATATATTTAGAAAAACTAGGGCTCCATCAGTTATAACAGTGCCCATGCAAAAATACTTGCATTTTTTCCCAATCAAATTTATGGTCAGAGAAATAGGATTTGAACCTATAACCTCTACATTCCAAGTGTAGTGCACTACCAAATTGTGCTATTCTCTGATATGGGGTGGTATATCAGAATTGAACTGATACCTACAGTTTGGAAGACTGTCATTCTACCATTAAACCAATACCACATGGCAAACCGATTAGGATTTGAACCCAAACTAACAAGGTTGGAGCTTGTTGTGCTACCGTTACACTATCGGAATATGGTGCTGGAAGTAGGACTTGAACCCACAACCTAGTGATTACAGATCACTTGCTCTACCAATTGAGCTATTCCAGCAAATTCCTACGTCCATACAGGTTTCGTAGGATTGGACTTACATTAAAGGCTTCACAAGTTTCTCTAAACGCCTATACTCGTTACGAGTTATTTTTATCTTCTCCAGACTCGTCCTTTGAAGTAGATGTTGTCCTAAGACTTCCATCGCTATTTTCTTGTAATTGTTTGCTTGCTTTATCTATAAATAATTTAATCCAATTTTCTACACCACCGTAGAATTCAATTGATTTATTAAATGCTTCATTTGTATCACTATATAATCCACTTGTTGTCATAGCAACATCTGGAGCAATACCACTTTGAATTTGATTCATTAATCCTTGTGATTTTACTAGGAAATTGTCTGACTTGTTTCTTGTGAATTTTTGTTCTACATCTTTTAATGTCAAATCTTTAATTCCGCTATAAGGAGCAAGTTTACAAATTCTTAAAATTAAATTTAATTCGGGTTTAGCACATCTTTTAAATGCCATTTCATCCTGTTTTGCTCTTTCGTCAGCCATAACCCAGCCTTCTCCTAACATTCTAGCTTGTCCAGTGTCTCCACCACTTGCTTTTTCATTATCTTTTGGAATACCGATAATATTTAAAGCAGAATTAAACAATCTATCATGTAGTACTTTTGCATTTTTATGGTCTATATTATTTGATAATAATTTCAAATCTGCTGGTCTAGATGGATCACTTGTAGCAATTTTTATTGCTCCTAAATCTAATAATCCTTCATAGTCTTCTTTGTCTATGTCTTGGTTAACAAATACTAATAAACTTTGAATGAATTGTTCTAACCCATCTATTTCATCAGAAGTTATCCTATTTAATTGGTTCAATATATCCATAACAATTTCAATAATTCCTAATCTTGATTTATTTAAATAATACTCAATAATAGGAATATCTCCCATTATATGATATTGAATAAATTGAACTTTAAATGATGTTTCTACAATTCCTTTATTCAATGTATAATACCCATTTTTTGTATATATACTTCCTTTTATAGAACTATCTTTAACACCTTTTGTATATGTACATCCAAACAATTTTTTATGTGGCAAATAACTCGAATATACTATAAATGTTTCTTTACTATCTAAATTGTCAATTTCAAATGGACTATTTTCGTCTATTTCAGGTAATATCAATCTATGTGCTATTCCTGATATGTATAGACTTTCTGCTAACTCAGTATCTTTTGGATATTTATCTTCGGCTAACATATAACTGTTCAATACATTAACCTCTGGATTAGCAACATCACCACGCTGTACATATTGAATTGGTTCACCAAATACATAACTTTTCTTAAACTCCGTAATAAAGTATGCATTATTTTCTACCACTTTATTGTTTATAGTTGGTCTAACCTCTTTTATTTTATTTAAAATTGGCTGATAACCTTTATAATATTTTTCTAAATAATCTATTTCGTTTGAATTTTGTAAATGAACACTAAAAACATCATTTAATATTTTAGTTATTGTTTCAGTATTCATATCTTCTGGTTTATAATCTGCATAAATAACTTTCCTACCAAATAATCTATATTCTTCGGGTCCGACTTTTATTGTAGCAGGAGTATCGGTAGGTCTTTGTGCAGTTACTTCTGTATTTTCAGTTTGCTCAACTGTATTTTCATTTGTTATATTTTCTTGATTTTCCATATTACCACCACTTTTCATTATCAGGATAGTTCCCAAATAATAAAATGAGGGAACACAACAATAAAATTATTTTACGGTTATGCTCCCGTGTAGCACTAAACGGTCAATGAAGGGAAAAACTAGACCGTTCGCCTTACTTATACCTTATATATGGAATTTTGAAAAGATTTCAAGTATAATTTACGAACAAATATTCTCTAAAATATTCTTTTTATTGGCTTAGGCTTTGATAGACTACCTCTACCCATTATAATTTCACTACCATACATACAAACCGAATCAATTCCATCATCGTGTACATTTGGTTTATCGAATGAATATTTTGTAATATTATCCATCATTCTGCCTATATCTGTATTAGGTCTTACAATCGATTTATCTGGGAATACAACTTGTTTTTGTATAATTCCTCTATTATTTTTTATACGTTCTTCTTTTTTCACTGTATTATATTTTTCGATAATAGTACACCAATATATTCCTCTTGCATGTAATTTATCTTCCAATAATCTTTTTAATGAGGTATCAATATTATTTTCTATTACAAGTGTTGTTATTTTATGTTCTATTATTTTTTCTATTATTTCATCATATAAATCATCCATTGGCTTTTGCTTATAAATTGCGTCAATTAAATAGTGATTACCATTATTATCATTTTTAAATATAGGCATTGATACATTGTCTTTTCCCTTTCTTGCTGTATCTAATGTAGCCATTGAATTTGGTGTTAAATTAGTTGGTTTATCTATATAAGTTCTAATGCATTCCCAAGCAAATTCTCTTCCTGTTGGTGCAATTGGATTTTGCTGATATACGCAACTAAATAAGAAAGGATCTGTATTTTGTTCTATTTGTTCAGCAATTTCTTGAGGATATACCTCAGGACATGTTGTCTTATGGTTTTCGTCTAGCATAGGTACACGAATAACAATAGTCGATTTATCTTCGCTTTGCATAACAAATTTATCATCTGTAGGTTGTAATGGAGATACCTTGTTTCTATCTTCTATAACTCTATTAAGTATATCTTCAGGAGTCCATTGTGTACCTACAAATATAAATTTACACTTTTGACCATCACGTCTATTCCACCATTCAGTTAACCATTTATCATAAATATCTCTATGCACTTTCTCACTATTTGCCTCTTCTGCTCCTTTAGTCATATCATCGAATATTATTGCAAATGAAGCTCTTTCTCCTGTTGTTGAACCACTACGAGTTCTTGCTATGTGATTTGATTTAGGAACTATTGCATTTTTAATTTTCCAATCGGATTCTCTTTCAACTTCAAAAGGTTTCCCTTTATATAGTCTAAATAATGGGAATATTTCGGCAAATTCAGGGCTAGATATTATTCCTTTAACAGTTCTACTAAAACCTAATACCAGTTCATCAGAATAAGACATTCTTATTACCGAATTATTTATGCTTAAACCATAACCCCACGCAGTAAATAGTGTTGCTAAATAACTTTTACCCATTGATGGTGCATAAGAAACAACTATATATTGTAAATCATCATCAAATGCTATTCTATTCAAAGCATTTACATATGGTTTTAATACTTCTCTACGATTTGCCAATACTTTTTTTGGTTGATTCCATTCGATATAGTCTACAAAACACTCAAAATCCCTTTGTGCACAAAAACAATAAACTTTTTTATAATAATCAAAAAAGAGAGCCATATTGTCTATATTGCTCCCTTCGATTAATTTTTCTAGTATTGGAATTAATTTGTGTTTTGCTACATTAACACTTTTTAATTCGTCTTCTTTAAACCAACTTTCTAATATCGATAGTGCTGAACCACACCATTTCAATTTTTCTTGTTGACCTAATTTTTTTGTTTTCAATGCTGATAATATATCATTAAAAGTATTCTCGAGTGTAGTTTGTTTTTCTTCTTTTTTTATTGCGATTTTATCGCCTATTTTGTAACTCATTTTTCACTCTTTCTATCCCTAGAAAAAGTGCTACACTTTTATTTTAATCTATTTTTTTTAAAATATTTTCCCATTTTTTATATGCGTCTATATATAATTCTTTTTTGTCGCCATTATAAGTGAGTTCATAATACATACCATCTGATACTGTTGTACTTACCATTGCTTTATTATTTTGGAGAGTTTTACAGCTCCATACAATAAATACATCTTCTGGTGTTATTTTCGTGTCATCAGTTTTTTCAACTCTATTATTGAAATATTCTACAATAGTTTCAATACATAGTTTTTCAAAGTCATTATTTTTCATTTGTTGCACCGTCTACCTTTGTGGGTTCATCATTATTTTCAGAACCATTATTTTCGTTGTTATCGGCTTGTTCATCACTTGCGTCTTTGCTTTTCTTATTCTCCTCATCATTAGATGTTTCATCATCATTTGTATCAATACTATCATAGTATTCTTTTTCTTCTTTCTTTGTTGCCTTTTTTACTAACCCTTTTTCAATTCTTTGCTCTGCTATTTCGTCATCACATTCAAATATTTCTCCAAATACTCTCTTTGTTTTTGTTTGTACATCTCTAAAGTAATCGTGTTTTTCGTCTTTAAATATTGCTTTTACTATCATTATTTATTACCTCTTTCTATTTTAAAATTACTAAAATCTATTACCAATTTATCTACATTCAATTCCATAGCCTTATAATATTGTTCTTGAATGTATTCAAATGCTTCTCTACATTCTTTTCCTG